TGATAGTGGATACTATAATATCAAAGCCGATTTAACACGGTCGGGGACAATATCATATATAAGAGCAAAATATTGGGACGTTGTCGATAGCGAACCTGCCAATTGGCAAATAAATACTTCTGATGATAATGCAATCACATCAGATGGTAACGACTATTGCGGAGTATTCGCAAGTTGGGGAGATAACGTAAATTTTGATAATTATAGCATAACATGGACAGAATAAGGAGCAACCATGAAACTAGCATTAGTGCAGACGGCTTTTAACAAGATGATGTTATCGGTTTTAGAGAACACGAATGTGGACATCTTCAATGCAACGATTTCGGGATTGGGAATCGTATCAATGGCGGTTGTCGGGACGGGTGGAGAGTTAGTTGATTTCAATTACGATAATGGGAAGTTCATTGTTTACGATTTAAAAAAGAACGATGCAGTATTAGCGAATGGCAGTTTGTTGGAGATTACGTTTGAGGTTTCGGAAGATGAATATGGCACATATCCGATAAAGATTACAAATGCGGTTGGTGCTGATAATAACGCAAATGAAATTACGATTGGAGATGTGTCCGCTGATTTGCGGATTACGTTTTCACAAGCAGAATTGGTGGCAACGGTTTCTCACTTGGTTGGCAAAGGTTCTCAAGGGGTAGATGCTAACAATGACGGGAAAATATCAATAGGTGATTTGGCTATTATTATATCAAATTTATGAGGTGAATGATGACAAAGCACATAAGAACTGATGATTATAATGGAGAGGATAGAAGGGATAACGATATGAGTTGGTGCAACATAGCGCAGATATTATTCAATCTAATAGTCGGGATTATGATGCTTGTCGGTGGGTGGCACATTAACCTAACAATGCAGACGATGGATAAGTTAGAGATTGTTTCAAAAGAAATTGCGGTAATACAGGGAAATAGATTCACGGCAGGTGATGCTAACACCATGTATGAGAAGTTCCTTACTGCAATCGAGGGTATCAATAAGAACCTTAATTCAATGGCGATAACGATTGCACAGTTACCGAAAGAAGCACCGCCAAAATGGTGGGTGGATGAGGTAACGAATAAGTTTATTGAGCATGACCAACAAATCGAAGCACTAAAAAGGTATCACATGAAATGAGTGTAAAATACGGATACGGGCAAGACGGCTTTGGCGTAAGTGGATTCGGAACGGGATGGTGGGAATATTCAGGTAGTATAACGGCTACGCTCACGCCATCAGCGACAACGGAATATGTCGAATACGTTGCAGGGGTGTTTCCATATACAGGGAATATATCGGTATCATTAACGCCTAGCGTTGTGGCTACATTCGTTCAGGTTTGGGCGTATAGCGGTAGCATAACAACGACATTAACGCCTTCTCATGCGGTTGTATTAGATAAGGTATATGCAGGTGCATTGACCGTTACGCTAACGCCATCGCATACGGTTGCGGTCGATAAGGTATGGGCAGGTAGTCAGGCAATAGATTTAACCGTATCGGCAAGTTATTCGTTCGTGCCGAGAGGTATAGCGGTCTATGAATATAACGGTGCGGTCAGTATATCTCTCACAAATGCGTTTAATTCACGATTTGAGCAGGTTTGGACGGTAAGTGGCAGTATACCTATATCAATCGTTAATAGTGCCGTATACGCCAATTTTAGCGTGTTTTCGTATAGCGGTAGCGTATCATTGGCATTAACACCGTCAGTTGTATCTGATTGGGTGCATAATTTCGTCTATTCGGGCAGTATACCGTTGGCGTTAACGGTATCAGCAACAACGAAGGTATGCAATATATTTGAGTATAACGGCTCTGTAAGTATCGGATTATTACTTTTAAGCATAACAGGGCAATATGACGAATACGCATATAATGGGAATGTTCCTGTAACGCTGATTAATTCAGCAAAATCATATTCGGGTATCGTTGATGTTTATAAGAATTTCATTTCTGACATTGAATATTCGTTGACGGTTGATGGTGATATTGAACGGGCGTTGTCTATATTGGCGCAGTTCGATAAGACATTAAGTTGGAATACATTGATTGATAAAGCGAAGGAATATAACAGTAAAGCGGATAGAACGATTGCATTTAATTCAAAGGTAGGGTGAGCAGATGGCAAATAAAAAGCATTATGTTAATGAGGAAGGAACGGTGCTGACGTTCGATTGTGGGGTTGATGTATCGGATGGCTCACCGAACGGACTTGAAATTGAGATGAAGAATCCAGCAGGAACAGAAACGACATTAACGGGAACGCTAACGGGGACGAATAGTATTGCATATACGCTATTGGGAACAGAGTTTCTTATATCGGGTGTATATGCTTTTCAAACACACGTTACAACGGGTAACGGGGAGTGGTTTGGCGAAACAACTGAAATATATGTATACGGGGAATTTGAATAATAACACAAAAGGAGAAATGAAAACATGACTACATTTATGACTAAACGGAAAATCATATTGGCAAAAGAGGAAGCGGTCTATAACACAGACCCGACACCGACAACTGCTGATAATGCGATTGATGCTTACGATGTGAAAGTAAACTATCAATCGGATGTATTAGAACGGAATATACTGCGTTATACTCTTTCACCCGTAACACCTGTTATCGGGAAACGGTATATCGAGGTGCAGTTTGGTATGGAATTAAAGAACGGTGGCACGGCAGGAACGGCATCGAGAATTGGCGATTTATTACAGGCGTGTGGTTTTACGGAAACAGTTTCGGCAGGTAGTTCGGTAACGTATACACCTGCGAGCGATTCGCATAAGTCGATTACATTGTATGTCTATGATTGTAACGATGCAGGTTCGGCAGTATTGCATAAAGTTACAGGAGCAAGAGGTAATGTTAGTTTCGATATTACGGCAGGACAGATTGCGATGGCGAATTTTCAGTTTCAAGGGTTTTACAATACGGCATCTGATGTTACAAGACCGACAGGAATGGCGTATGAAACAACGAAACCGCCTATTGTAGAAAGTGCATCAATGTCATTTAGCGGTGTATCGACATTATGTGTTCAGAATGTATCAATCGAAATGGCTAATGAGTTGCAACAGAATGAATGTATAAATGCAAGTGGCGCAATAAGCGAATTTGCTATAACGGGAAGGAAACCTAACGGGACAATGAATCCTGAAATGACGAGCGTTGCGACTATTGATTTGCAATCGCTTATGTTAACACCGACAGAATCGGTATTGAGTATTGCATTGGGTAGCACGGCAGGCAATAAGATTACATTTTCCGCTCCGAAGGTAACGATTGATAATATATCGGCAGGAGATAAGAATGGGATTCTAGTTAATGATTTGCCTATTAGGTTTAATCAAAGTAGCGGTGATGATGAACTTTCAATAAAATTTTGGTAAACAAAGGAGCATAACATTATGGCACTAATCGGAATTGACAATACCGAGTTTGTAGAATTTGTCAGCAGTTTAGAAACGGACAAGGATAACCCGACAGTATTTAAAATCGGGTTAATTACAAACAGACAGAAAATGAAATTTCTATCAAGCGAATCAACATCGGTTGCAAGGATTGGAGATATTATGGTGGCAGGATTAAAGGGAATTAAGAATTTAAAGTTTAAAGATAAATCAATTAATATTGATGCAATCACGGAAGATATTATCGACCTGTTGCCGATGGATATATTGATGGAAGTTGTCAACAAAGTTTTAGAGTTTAATGATTTGTCGAAAGACGAAACAAAAAACTGATTTTGGCACTTGTCGTTATTGAGGAAGGTATTGAGTGCCATACCTGCACGGGACAGTTGAAGGAAGTTCGTGGATGCAACGGATTAAAAGCACCGATTCAAATTAGACGAGATATACCGTATGAATTGGATAAGTGCATTATGAAATATATCGGGTATCGTGAGATGTTTTATTTACAGGCATATAACTGTTTTATGAATGGAGCATTTATGGAACAGGGCGGTATGAACGACCAATATGCAAAGGTAATTCGTGCCATGAATATTATTGCTGATTACAATAGCAAGAGGGACAAAGATGGCAAATAGTGATATTAATATTTTCGTAAGGGCGTTTGATAAAACGGCATCAGCGTTTAAGTCGGTTAACACAAAGTTAGCAAATTTAAAAATGAGTTGGGTTGATGTTGTTGCGGTATATAAGATTGCTGAAACAGCGATGCGGACAGTTGTGAGGGCAATAAACGCAGTTACAACTGCATCATCTGAACAGGAAGATGCGGTCAATAGACTTGGTTATGCGTTGCGGTTACAGGGTGGAAACATAACGCAGATAATGGATGATTATACGAAACTAGCCAATACGATTCAGATGTCAACACGATACGGTGATGAAGCAATCCTAGATGTAATGAAAACGCTTGTCGGGTTAGGGAATGTTGCGCCTGAAAATATGCAACGGGCAACACAGGCGGTAGTTGATTTCGCAACGATTACAGGTCGGGACATATCAACGGCATCATTATTGATAGCGAAAGCATCACAGGGAAGCACGGCAGAATTATCACGATACGGAATTGTTATTGATGATACTGTTCCTAAAGGTAAGAAATTTGAAGCGGTGTTAGCGTTAATTGAAAAGCGTTTTGGCAAATCGGCTCAAAATGATGCGAATACATACGCAGGATTATTAGCGAAAATTGGTAATCAGTATGGAGATATATTAGAAAAGATAGGTGGGTTAATTACAGAAAATGTAGTCGTATTAGGAACATTACGGGCGATAGAAAAAGTTTTAATTGGAATAAATACAGTTGCGGAAAAGATAGGGAAGAACAAAGCACTTATCGGGTCAATTTTGCCTTTCCCGTTTAATATGATTGGGATGTTCAGCAAAGATAAACCTGACGAGATAATACCAAAAGACGAACCTGCCAAGATGAGTGCGATGGCAACTTATTTTGAACAATTTAAAAAAGGATTCGGTTCAGGCATACAAAAGATGAAAGACGAGTATGTTGACTTCTCAACTAATGTTCAAACGATGACGGCTAATATGGCAAAGAATATTGAAACGACATTAGGAGATGTTTTTTATGATGGGTTGACGAATAACTTAAAAGGTGCGAAGGAGATATTCCACGAGTTTTGTAATTCATTATTGCGTGAGTGGATTAATATGTCGGTTAGGATGTCATTATATGGAATTGGCGGTGAATCAAGTGGTGGCGGTTGGCTTCCGTCATTACTTAAAATGGGAGCAGGAGCGATAGCAGGTGCAGTTGGTAGAGGTATTGGTTCTGCATTTAATCCTGCTACTCAATTAGCAGTTGGTGGTGTTAAAGATATGGGTTCAGGAGCATATTCGCATGGAGTTGTATTTGGTAACGGGCAAAGTTATTTAATACCGAGCCAACAACTAGGAACAACGTATGTCGGTAGCAACGGATTATATATGTTGCATCGTGGGGAGCAGGTCGTTCCACCATCAACGGTTCGGGAACGCAATCAAGGCGGTGGGCGTGGTGGCGATATAATCAATGTATTCAATATATCGGCTATGGATTCGCAGGACATAATGCGTAGAAGGAAAGATATTGCTAATGCGGTTGCGGTTGAAATAAAGAATAACGCAGGGATAAGAGGGGTAATAAAGGAGCAGAAATAATGTCAGATTTCACATATACACCTGATTATATGTTTGACGAAAGTCCTGAATGGCATACGTTGATTTCGCAGTTTGAAAATGGGTATGAACAACGCAGGAATAAATGGTCAGCACCTATCCGCAAATGGCGATTACTATTCAAGAACAGAGTTACAAGCGAGTTTGAAGCGGTGCGAGATTTCTTTAACGGGAAATTGGGAGCATATACGCAGTTCACTTGGACAAATCCGAATGATTCCGTTGAATATAATGTGAGGTTTGATGGCGATACGATGACGTTCACAAATAAAACGTATGGATTATATGACTACGAGATAAAATTTATTGAGGTGCGTTAATGGTGCGGACATTAGATGCAGGGTTCATCACGGAAAAGAACAAAGAAGAAAATAAACCTGTTTTTTTATACACGATTTATGATTATGACGGCAGTTCAAATAACCTTTATTTCACTTCTTATGATACTAACCTTACATTCGATAGCGTTGAATACGTTAGATTCCCAATAACGCATGACCAAACGGGTGAAAATTCAAGCGGTGAGATTGATAATATTCGGTTACGGGTTGCAAATACAAATCGGGCGATTCAATATTATTTAGAGTTATATGATTGGAGTGGTAAGAAAGTCAAAATAACAACGGTATTTGCTAATACTATTGATGATGCAGATATAAAAAAAGAGGATATTTATTATATATCCGATTACCTATCAACGCAGGATGTAGCCGAATTCACCTGCACATCAAAGTTTAATGTCCTTCAAATTAAAATACCATCACGAATATATATGAGAACATTTTGCAGTTGGAAATTTAAGGGGACGGAGTGTGCATACGCAGGTGCGGAAACAGAATGTAATAAGACAAAAACACGGTGTAAAGAGTTGAGCAATTATCAACGGTTCGGTGGATTCCCGTCAATACCTGAAAGAAGAATATATGCTTAAAAGGCAGATAATAAATAAATATCTAGGTAGGAAATACGATAAAAAAACATTTCATTGTGGTAGTTTAATAGGTGCTATATACGAGGATTTCGGTTTTACGGTCAGAGGATGTGAGGTTGAGATATACGATTCAAAATGGTCATTTAAAGACGGCATCAATTATTTTGCGGAACGGTTTGATGATGGATGGATTGAAGTAAAAGAGCCAAAGTTATTGGATGTTGTTTTGATTGATAATGGAAAAGATGCACCTTGTCATGGTGGCGTTATGTTGGATAACGATTCATTTATTCATTGTTCACGGCAGGGTGTTGTTGTCAATCGGGTGAGTGATAAGCCATTCAGAGATAGTATATTCGGCTATTATAGACTACAAGCGAGGTCAAATAATGATTAGACTTGTTTACGTCAAGAATCAATTAAAGATTAAAGATAATAATATTCACGATATTGCATGGGTTGATGGCAAGACGGTTCGCTATTATCTTGACAAAGCAGATATTGATGTAACAGAAAACCTTATTATTACATCCGCTAGACATGGTAAGTTATATCCTGATGATAAGGTTATTTCTGCCAATGATGAATTGACGGTTATTAATGTTATCAACGGTCCTGTTATTGGTTATCTTGTTCAGGCGATAGTTGTTGCAATAGTTCAATTCGCAGTATCGTATGCGATGAATCTTGCGATTAATGCGATATTCGGGACAGAGCCAAAGACAAGCACAGGTGGGAACGGGTTAGATGAAGGGCAAACGTATTCATGGGATGGCATCAGAACGAGGAATGATATTGGCGTTCCTGTTCCTATTATTTATGGTGAACATAAAGTTGGCGGTAACATAATTAATTGTCATTTGACGAATGATGGCGATAAGAATTATTTGAATATGTTAATTGCATTATGCGAGGGTGAAATTGAAAGTATAAGCGATATTCGGGTTGACGATAATCCATACACTAATTATACGGGTATTACAACGGCAACGGCATTGGGAACTAATACAGATACAATCATTCCTAACTTTGAGGATTTAGCGACAACGTATAATGAAACGCAGACACTTCTTAAAGATACACCGTATGTATATACGACAAGCGGTGATGATATAGAAGCATTTGAGTTACATTTAAAATTTAATGGTCTGTTTCAGCAATCGCAATCAACGGGTTCAATAAAATCGTGGAATGTATCACTTTTAGTTGAATATAAAATCCATACGGACGGTTCATATACGGAGTTAGGCACGACAACATTTTCAGCAAAGACACGGAATCAGATTACAAGAAGCATAAGCAAAACGGGATTGACGGCAGGACAGTATGATATACGGATTACACGGACAAGTAACGATTCAGATTTCTACCATACGGGCGATGTTACATTATATGCTGTTGAGGAAATAGTTACAGACGATTTAATATATCCGAATACAGCGAAGTTAGGCATCAAAGCATTAGCAACGAATCAGTTGTCAGGTCAAGCACCTAACATTACTTGCGTTGTGCAAGGGTTAAAGATATATGCGCCTAATATAGAAAATAGCGGAACAACGGTTGATTGGGAAGATTATTATTATGATGAAGATACGAGCGAATATAAGTTGATTGCAGATGATACGGTGTTAACGATGGATGGATATACAACGCAATATTGCGGGAATCCGATATGGTGTTTACGGGATTTGTTGACGAATGGCAGATATGGATTAGGCGAGTATATACAGACAACGGATATGTCGGATGCAAGTTTGCTTGAAATGTCAAAACATTGTGAGGAATTAGTGCCTAACGGATTAGGTGGATTTGAGAAACGATTTCGATTAGATGTCGTGATTGATTCGGCAACATCTGCGCTTGATGTAATACGGCAGGTGGCAGGAACATTCAGGGGATTGCCATTCTATTCAGGTGGAGAAGTGAAATTCAGGATTGATAAAGCAGAAGCACCGACACAGTTATTCGGTATGGGGAATATCATAGCAGGTTCGTTTCAGCAACAATGGAAACCGATAAACGAGGTTTACAATGTCGTTGATGTTCAGTTCCTAGATAAAGATAAGAATTACGAGTTCGAAACAATATCGGTTGTCGATGAGGAAGCAATAGCAGACGGTGAACAGTTAAGACGTAAGAGTGTTCGGTTATTTACAACACGGATGGGATATGCGTTACGGGAAGGTCGTTATGCGTTAAAGTTTGCTAAATACATAAATGAGATAATAACATTCAAGGCATCAATAGATGCGTTATCATCACAGGCAGGTGATGTAATAGCGGTTTGCCATGATGTTCCTGCATGGGGTTATAGCGGTCGTATTGTATCAGCAACGGCAAATACAGTAACATTAGACAGGGCGGTGACCATTCAGGCAGGATATACGAATACGGTCATGATTCGCCATTCAGACGATACGATTGAAACAAAGAACATAACGACAGGTATTGGAGAGCATACAACGGTTACGATTGACGGGACATTTGCGACAACACCGAGTGAATATGAAGTATATGCAATCGGTATTCAAAATGTATCTGTTAAGAATTATCGTATTATGGGAATAAAGGTTGATGAAAAGCATGAAGTATCTATCACGGCACAGGAATATAACGAAGGGGTATATGATGATTCTGCGATAACATTACCGAGTGATAATTATACGATGTTGTCTATGGAGATTCCTGAAATAACAACGGTTAATTTATCGGAGCAATTAGTAAAAAAGCAAGACGGGACGATTGAGAACACAATCATAGTTGATTTTGTTAAACCTGCATTGACGGATTATAGCGTTAATGGATTTGAAAGTGCGAACATTTATTTGAGTGATGATGACGGTGTAAGTTATAGATTAGTTGGTAATACAAGGACAGATAGTTTTCTAATATCTGATGGAATCGGTAGCGGTGAAACATATTATGTTAAGGTTTCAAGTTTAACGGCGATGGGACAAGAGAACGATGTTGATTCATTGACGGCTTATAATATCACGGTATTAGGCAAGTCAGCATCACCGACAGATGTTTCATCATTCCTTGTTAATCAAAGTCGAGATAGATTAGTTATGTCATGGGGTGCAATTACAGATGTTGATGTTTGGGGATATGAGATTCGATGTGGAAATTCGTGGCTTGATAGTAGCCATGTTGCTTTCGTTGAAGGAACAAGTTATTTAACGACTAATTTCCGTGAAGGGACGGGACAATCATATTGGATTAAAGCGGTTGATACATCAGGTAATTATTCAGGAACGGAAAAAGAAGCGGTGTTAACGGTTGATAATATACCGTTCAGAAACATAGTGCAATCGTATTCAGAACAGACGGCATGGAGTGGAACGAAGTCGAACACAGAAACAGATGGTAATTATTTACAGATAACGACAGGAAATTTAACAGGGACGTATGTTACGGCAGTTAGAGATATTGGATATAGTGCAAGTTTCTATATTGGGATTGAAGTTATTACATCAATCGCAGTAGCAAGGTCATGGGACGATGATGAAACGACTACATGGGCATCTGATTCAGAAGCACGATTTAGTGGTGTTGAAACATCAGGAAATGCAACATTTGAAATTAAAACAAGCCATGATAATTCAACATGGACAGATTGGATGGCATGGCAATCTGGTGATTATTCATGCCGATATTTTCAGTTACGAATGACGTTGACACGGGAGAATGTAACTGACGATTTGGAATGTTCGCAGTTTGATTACTATGCTGATTTGCCTGATGTAGATGAAACGGGTAGTGATAGTGATGCAGGTGGAGATGGTGAAGAAATTGTCTTTACTAAAGAATACCATGTCGAGCCGAATGTGCATATCGAGATATTAAGCGGTTCAGCAATATACCATAGGTTTACGGAAAAAGATTTAACGGGATTCACGGTTGCATTTTATGATGCTACGGGAACTCAACAACCTGCATCATTTGATTGGCACTCACACGGAATATAGAAAGGTAAATTATGGCAAGACGGATAATACCGAACAAGATTATATTTGATTTCAAGGATGGTGTATTCAACAAGGGGATATTTCAGTATCGTATTCGCATTGATGGCGTATTGGATAACAATTATAAGAGTATACGGGTTGATGGATTAGCGTTCAATAAGTTAGCGTTAAAGAATATTTATACGGTAATTCGAGACCATGTGATAGCGATTGAAAGTGCAGAGGTGGAAGCATGACAGGCAAAGGATTAAAGGATTTAGTGTTGTATATTATAGGAGTTTTAATTGCGTTATTGATGGCGTTATTTGCGATGGTATGGCGAAGTGATGATACGAGTTGGGATAAGTTGGTAGGACAGACATTTGAACAAGATATAAGTTGGAAGGAGATAGCGCAAAATGAAGAATAGAGTTTTAGGATTATTAATTGGATTATTGTTAATTGGTGGCGTTGCGAATGGTGCATGGGATGAAACAAAGCCAACTGATACAGGATTATTGAAAGATGCACCTGCACAGATTCGGGCGAATTGGGATGCGATTGCATTGGGGACGGATGCAGATTTGCAGATTACAAATGCGAAAGTGTCAGCATCGGCAGGAATAGTCGATACAAAACTAGCGCAGTTATCAACGGCAGGGAAGGTTGCAGGTTCGGCATTGACGACGTTCAGCACAATCCCAAGTGGTGCAGGATTGATTCCCGATGCAAACTTATCGCATAAACTTAAAGCAGATAGCGGTGATACGACACCGCAGTATTTAGATGGTTTGATTGACACGAATGATTTTCAGATTTCGGCAGGGGATTTGTTACAAATTAAAGATTCAGCGTTAACGGGGATAACTACACTTGCGTATCTTACGACAACGGGTAATTTGTGGGTTCAAGCGAACGCATCGGTGGCAGGGACATTGGGTGTAACTGGCGCAACAGGAATTACAGGAACACTAACATTAGCAAAGGATTTATCGGTTAATAAAGATTTTACTGTTGGCGGTAATATATATTCTAATTCAAGAGTATCACCAATGGTATATGCTAACAATTTGACTACGAGCGGAGTATTAAAAACTGATAGTGTTGTTACTTCTCAAAACATCAAAATTTGTCAAGGATATAGAACAGTTGGTGGCGAAACGAGTGCTACTGTAACTGGATTGCCATTTACATCAAATTCTGTCTATCATGTTGTGTTAACACTTGGCGAAAATAATACATTGAATAGATATAATATGAAAGTAAACCGTGATAGCGGTTCTCAATTCACCATATATAATCCAAATGGTGCATCTCTAAATTGTAATTGGATAGCGGTCGGAACATAAGGAGTATAAACAATGAGGACAATAATAATATTACTTTTGTTGTGTAGTTTAGCGTATGCAGGAACGGGAGAAGTTATTACTGGATATGGGTATATTTCAGAGAATGGTAAAGTTATTTCAAAGATTCAGCGTGAGATTGGTTCGTCAGTTGATTTAGCAGAAGGGCAGACATATACCGAAGTTGCTAATGTTGAAGAACTAACAGCGGTTGAATTGTTCAAGTATAGAGCGAATGATTTAATTGAGTGGGGTATGACGAATTATCCTGCGTTTATTGGGACACCACATGAATACGTTTTGTTAGCGTTTGCGAATGACCCTAGCGGTTATAAGGATTTATTATTAGCAAGAGCAACTATATTGGACACATCATTAGGTGGAACAACATTTACAGATACTGCTAATGCTTTGATTGCTAAAGCGCAAGAATTAGGTGCGGTAATAGAATAATTTATTAGTGGGGGGTGAGTTATGGCAGGTGTTGACCCGATTACGGCAATAGGAACGGCTATTGATTCGGTGTTTAAGTTTCTTGCAAAGGCGTTTGATTCAAGCAATAGGTCGGACAATTATTCGTTGAAGGTGCGGAAGCACAAAGACAAGGCATTAAATATTGCGGAACAGATGAACGCAATCGTGCGTGAAATGATGAAGCATTACGATTCACGGGATAAAGACGGATTACAGTTATACGCAAAGTGGCAGAATTTAGAACGTAAATTTGACAAGGTTGATTAACAATGGATTTCAAAACACCTGATGGATACACATTAATTAAGATTGATGACCTACATAGGTATCGTGAGATGGCGTTCACATTCGCATCATTCGTCAATACGTATGCTTCATATAACAGGAAACTAAACAAGATAATGGAATTAGGAAACGAAATAACGGGGGTAAAGGACAATGACAATAATATTAGATTACATCAAGGCGAACATTCCGCAGTTACTAACGGCAGTTCTAGCGTTGGGTGCGGTGAAGGTGTATGCAAGTGCGATTCTAAAAGTTGTTAATGAGAGCAACGAGTTGATAACGGTCGTGCTGATTGCATTGGCAGATGGGAAAATTACGCAGGAAGAATTGAAAGCAATATATAATGAAGCAGATGACATACCAACTGCGGTGAAAGAATTAGTTTCATTGTTCAAGAAGAAGTAAGATTTTCGACAATAATTTTCACCTGTCCGAAATAGGAAAAGACGGTAACGAGATATTTCTTGCCGTCTTTTTCCATCTCAAATTTCTCCGAATAAAGCGAAACAATAATCCTGCCGTTTTCAATTTTGATTGCCTCATGTTTTAAAATCTGTTCTTTTAAAAAAGTAAAATTTTCATCTACGTAGTCATCGGGATATGTTATGTGCGTTGGCGTGATTTCGTTTTGTGGTAAGCGGTTGTTATTCATAATTGCATTATATACTTTTTTTACAGGAATTAAATTGCGCTTTAATTTATTATGCTTTTATACGGCTTTATCGTATACGGAACTTTATATGCTATATAGAGTTACAACTATTTTACATTTTGTTAAAATAATCCTTTACAACAGTTATTTTGTTTTATATAATTTTATCAAGTTTAACAAATAGCAACTAACAAAGAAAGGGGGTTTACAATGAGAACTAAAAAGAAAAAGTATTACGGCTTCTTAAATGATGCCGACAAAATGAAGGATTTTTTTATATCTAGTAGGAAGAACTTTTTAGAATATTATTCGTATCTCAAGGAAGAAGATTATAACGAGACAATCAAACAAATATTATTACGGATTGCTGACAGAATGTAATAAAGGACAGAAGATTATAAAGAAGTATTAAAAAACAACGACATATACTTTGAATAAAGAAAAGGAACGGACAATGAATAAAATTTCGTTAGGAAATACAAGAGCAACATGGAGTAGGAAAGAAGATATAATTACGGCAATAAAATTAAGAGCATTAATGATTGATAAAATTAGTTTAAATGATGCAGATAAAATATATGAATATTTACAATATTTGACATTGAGTGAAATACAATTAGAAAGGAAAAGTATATGGCAAAACAAAAGCGGTCTATAATTGGGATTTCGGCAACGAGCAATGACCTAAAGCAATTTGAGTTGAGGTCAAAAGAGGATAACATCCCAATCGTAAGTGTTTGGATTAAAAAAGTGTTGCACGATTATATTGATGGCAAGTTAAGGTATGATTTAACAAAACAGTTTAATCGGGGTTAAACTATGTTACTAATTCGTAGGGAAAAGATTGACGGGTGGCTTAAAGCGATAAATAGAAAGCATCGGTGGATTGCTGAAATGCTTGGGATAACTAAAGGGTATGAATCATTGATAATAAATAATCATTGTAAAATATCAACTCTGATTATAGAACGTATGCTAATACTAACGCATATTCCTTTTGATGAACTATTCAGTTATGATGGCAAGAACGACAAACGGGAATGGTTCGGTGCTTCATGGTGGGACGATAAGCACGGATATTCCGATTCGATTGAAGATTATCACGACTACATAAATAGTCGTTTACAAAACATGAAAGGCAATTATAATGATAAGAAAGGGAACGGACAAGATGGAAAGACAGAACATAATAATTTATAGAATATATCATTTATTGGCGCAGAGCATTGTGGCTTTGGTAGCGAATGTCCGTTCACTTTCATCCACTTTGTTTCTGCGCCTCTTTTATTTGATTCGTTTAATGGTTAGTAAGTTAAATAAAATAAGTTACATAACATACATTAAGTTCATTATTTTCAATGGGTTACAACTGCTAATATTCATTCGTTTACTGCTCCTATCATCATCAGTTCAGGCACAAGCACCGCCACAGATTAATCTTGAAATAATTAAGCAAATCGAATCATCGGGGAATATATTTGCTCGTTCATCAGCAGGAGCAAAAGGATTATTTCAACTCACAAAAATATGTGTTCAAGATTATAACCAATTCCACCAATCCGCACAGGTCGATTTCGATTCACCATCAATTTATACTCCGTCAATTCAATACAAAATAGCATCGTGGTATATAAACGAACGATGTCCTCAACTGCTAAAACATTTCGGGTTATCTAACAACACAACTAATATTTTAATTTGTTACAACGCAGGAATCGGTTGGGCAATTAAGCACAACCGCAAAGGGATTTCTCTGCCCAAAGAAACAGAGAATTATGTCAAATCGTATAACAAAAGAAAGGAACGGACAGAATGAACATGAAAGTATGCAAAGATTCAATTTGTGCGGATTGTTTTTATTGGTCGGATGATTTCAGCAGGTGTTACATCCACAAGACCGAGCCGAGATTATTAACAAGGGAATATGCGCTTAACAGAATGAACGGTGTTGCCTTTGGTTGTAAGGCATACAGAAAGGATATAACGAAGTGATAATGAGCAACTTAAAAAAGTTCAAGGATATGAATGACGAACGAATGTTATATGCCAAAAGCATATATCATCACAAGGTAACTATTACGACAACGCAAAAGACGGAGTTTGTATTTGTAACTGCTGATGAAGATTTACAGGAATCTAAAATTGAAATGTATTTTGAGATGGGTGAATTTGATGACCATATTGCAAGTTGCGTTGGTGATGGGAAATTAATAAACATTAACATTCAGTAAAAGAAAGGAACGGACATGAACGATGAGATTTTAAAATCACAGGAATTGGCAACGGTGGAAGCCGAGATTAATGACATTGAGTTTAATATTGACGGATTTACGGTTGCAGGAGAATCGGAATTGATGAAAGCGACCGAGTGGTTAAGCGTTCTAGTTAATCACAGGAAACGGGTGGAATCTGAACGGACGTATATGAAAGCACCCGTGCTAGAACAATGCAAAAGGATTGATAACTTTTTTAATCGGGTAAAGGACAAGATTCAAGGAATAGAGAACGTATTACGGCAGAAGGTAGGAAAATACGTTATGGCGAAACAGGAAGAACAACGAAAGCAAGAAGAAGAAAGACAAAAGGTAATGCAGGAAGAATTGCGAAGGGCAAAGGAAGAAAAACGAGAAGTTGAGAATATTGAATTACCTGCGGTCGTTGAAGCACCGACATACATTAGAACGGATTTAGGGAAAGCGGTTACTAAAAAGATTTGGAAGTTTGAAATTACTGACGAAAAGGATGTTCCTAAAAAGTATTTAAGTGTGGACGAAAAGAAAATCAGACAAGCGGTCAAAGACGGGGTGCGTGAGATTAAGGGTGTTCGGATATATGAGGACATTGTATTGGCGGTCAGTTAATAAACAAATTAAAAAGGAGTAGGGGAAATGACAAACGAGATGATTAAGAAAGAAGAAGAACAACAGTTAACGGCAGATAATTTAAGGCGGTTTCTTTGTCCGAACGCAACGGAGCAGGAGATTGGGTTGGCATTGAATATCTGTAAGGCGTATGAATTAAACCCGTTCAAACGTGAAGTCCATATTATTAAATACGGTGATTCACCTGCGAATGTGATTGTTGGCTACGAAGTATATTTGAAACGGGCGAGGTCGTTCCCGTCATACGAAAACTTTAAATGTTGGACGGAAATGCGTGGCGAGGAGTTGGTTGCTATTTGCGAGATATACGATAAGAATTGGAAAAACCCGTTCGTATGGGAAGCGTATTATGATGAATGTGTGCAGACGACTAAAGACAGGAATGGAGCGGTAAGACCGAACAAGAATTGGTCGGTAAAAAAGCGTTTCATGCTTAAAAAGGTAGCAATCGCACAGGCGCATAGATTGGCATATCCTAACGATTTAGGCGGTATGCCGTATGTTGCGGAAGAAATACAGGACATTGATACACATGATGCACCTACGCAACAGATTGAGCAACAGGCAAGTTATCCTAACGCTGACGATATGACGGAAGAACAGTTATTGAATTGGGAATTACCTGCCGTATGCAAGACATTTGCAGGGTGGAAGATTAAGGATGTATGGACATCAGGCGAACGTGGGCAGAAATACCTAGCGTATATATGCGAGAAAACCGACAACGTAGTGTTAGAAAACCTTATTACACGGGCGGTCGGTATATTATCGCAAGTTGATGAAGAAGCAGAACAGGTTGTTGAAGCGGAAAAGAACACGATGAACGGTGCGTTATCGCTTGAGCAGAAAGTTGCGGATGAATTAATTAATGCAATTAATGCAACTAGGTCAAAGGCACAACTTGTTAATTTTGGCACGGATGTAACGGCAAAGGTTAGCAGGTTCGTGATGGATGAAAACAGGAATAAGGTTTATGACGTTTTCAATACGAGATTAAGCAGTTTTGATAAAGTAAAGTAACATTAAAACGTGGTGGGGTGTTAGGGGTAGCACCTCACCACGCTACACACCGTTTCAAATCCCATAACAATTTAATTCGTGGATAAACTAAATGGCAAACTATAACTTTACAATGGATTTAGAGTTGGGCGAACGGTTTGAATCTGCTGTTTGCATACATCTTAATCGTGGCAGGAAGTCAGATTTTATTGTAAAGGAATTGGACAAGAAGTTAAGGAAATATTGGGATTTGAAGAACCAATCAAGCAGGTGGGAAATAAAGTTGGACACGGAATCACACAAGACGGGTAACATCTTTTTTGAGTTGTTCAGTAAGACAAAAAAGAAGTCAGGTATGTTATCGACATACGCTGATTATATAGTCTATGGTTTGTTTGACGGTGATTATATATCAGCATATCAGATTTCATATTACGATTTAATGTGTTTCCTTTTTACCAACGAGAATGTATTAAAGGATAAAAGCGGTGATTTCAAATCAATAACTGGTGTTTTATGTAGGAGAAATGTTTTTACAAATTTACCAACCGTATACAAATTATTTAGTATCGAGAGGTGGTTTTAATGAAGGAAGCGTATTACTTTTCGCACGATTCAAATGCACGGCACGACCCAAAAATGCTGAAATTGCGTAGGCAGTTAGGTATTGAAGGTTACGGCATCTATTTCATGGTTATTGAATCATTACGTGAGCAAGAGAATTACACTCTGCCATTAGATTCATACGATGACCTTGCATACGATTTTGCAACATCAATGCAAAAGGTGAAGGCGGTCGTTGAAGGGTTTGGATTGTTTAATGCAGATGCAAATTGCTTTTATTCACCACGTTTGATGCGTAGCATGGAAAGTTATAACTCTATGAAAACAAAGCGGATAGAAGCAGGTAGGGTTGGTGGTCTAGCATCCGTTAAGCAAAGGTTAAGCAAACGTCAACGATTGCTCAACGATTGCTCAAGCATTAAAGGAAAGGAAATGAAAGGAAAGGAAATAAAAGAAAATAAAAACAAGAATATGTGTTTGTTTGATGAATTATGGAACGCATATCCTAATAGGATAGGCAAAAAACAAGCAGAAAGGCACTTTTTAGCAACGATAAACGAATCTAATGGTGATGATATTAAGAAAGCGTTAAATAACTATAAAGAGCATTTAAAGCGAAACGTATGGAAGAAGCCACAGAACGGAGCGACTTGGTTTAATAATTGGCAGGATTGGGTTGATTTTAAAGAGCCAACAGTTCCTGTATGTGAGATTTGCGATGGAAAAGGATATATAGTTCAAAGGGGAACGCATCAAACATCGCAGGTTAAATGTCCTGCTTGTAAAGGAAACAAAGTTGGCTACGAAGAAGAAGAAGGTGCATCAGGGAGAATGTTATGTTGAAAATTAGTTTGCGTAAGACAGATTCATTGTATTCAAAAATAATAAGGTCAGAAAGACCAATATGTGAATTATGTGAGAAACGGCAATCGACACAAATACATCACTATTACGGAAGGCGGTTTGAGAATGTAAGGTTTGATGATAATAATGTTGTCGCTGTATGTTTCACGTGCCATAGGATATTTGAGGAAGATGCACACGAAGGAAGAAGATTTATGATTAAAAAACTAGGTGAATCAAAATTTGATGAGTTAACACTTAAAAGGAATCTTTACAAACGTAGGGATGATAAATTGGATTTAATATGGTTAAAAATACGTAATAAAGGAGTAAATCATGGACAAAATGGATGATAAAGAAATTAAGCAAGGGATTATTAAGCAGGTAAATAATTGTGTTATCACGGGCGTATTGGCAGGGGAGATATTTGAAACGATAAAGCAGATGTCATTTGCTATATGTTTTATGTTGTCGAAGTTAGATGAAGCCGATAGCGACAAGGCAATTTTAATGCACGATTACGTCATAGATTCGATTAGGGATTATGCAGATGTTAGGCGCAAATATGAAACAAGGCAGTTTGAGAAAATCGTTGCATCAATCAGAAAGGACATTGAATTATGATAGCGTTGGGTTGGTTTTGTTTCGGGATATTTGTTGGTAATATACTGTTAGTGATTGCGCTATTCCTATTATCGTTAAATGAAATGGATGAATTATGATGATTGGAGATATTGAAGAAATCGCAAAAATAATATCGAGAAGCACGGTTGGTTGGTGGGTTAGAAAAGCAACTGGGTGTAAAAACCCTAACTCTTTATGGAAAGAATTAGCGAAAGAGTTATTCGTATATTTCAACGTAAAAGCACAAATTAGTAAATTTACACTCAAAGATGATAATGGAGTTGAATTATGAAATTGCCTGATTTGATGGTAATTGCGATGGTGATTGGGTTATTAATCAAAATGATAGCGAGGTAGATTATGAAAACAAGAAAATTGAGTGGTAGAAATTATAGAGTATTAAATCCTGTATATTGTCCTAAATGGGGTAAAGATACAGTATTTATTGAGATTAAAGCGTTACACGATTGTATTAAAGATGGGGTAATATTAGCAAACACTATAAGTAAAGCGATTGATTATTGTGATACAGGTGCAGTTAGTATTAAAGAATTAAGAAAGATATTGATGAAGGCAAAGTTGCGGACATGGATTAAAAAGGAGAAATAATAATGAAAAAGGGATTACGGGATGCGATAAATGAGCATAACGAGGATTTACGGAACGAATTTAAAATATATCCGAAAATCGTAGGAAAATTGATATGTTCTGCTAATTCAGACGATGAGTTAATCGAGTTGCATAAGTTAGTTGACGAAACGATTACGGCAGAATCATTACGGGATTGTATGATTTGCAAGATGATTAAATGGGGTTGTTCGCTACGGTTTTTAGGTATTTTATTTAATCACGATGGCAAGACGATAAAGGCGATTGCGGACAAATATAGTTGCAAAAGAGGACAAAAATAATTCCGCACTTTTTCATGCCACTTAAAGCGTTGTTAGTCTTAATGATAGCAACGCTTTTTCTATTTTAAATTCCGCACTTTTTCATATTAGTAGAGGGTAATTTAATATAAATGACTACTTTTAAGATGGCGAGGTTGGTTGTTCTGCGATGGGTGAAAGACTAATATTCAGTTATTAGACTAAAGGACGGGTGGGGTAGCGCAACCAACCAAACCACAAACGAAAGAGCGAGATGGTAAAGACCGATTACGTTATAGAGCAAGTCAATATCAACGATTTGATTCCTGCCGAATATAATCCACGCAAGGGTTCACCGAAACAATACGATGAGTTGAAAAAGTCAATGGAACGGTTCGGAATGGTTGACCCGATTATCGTGAACAAGGCAGAAGAACGAAAGAATATAATTATCGGTGGGCATTTCAGATATAAAGTCGCTCGGGATATTGGGTTGCAGAGCGTTCCTGTTGTCTATATTGACGTTCCCGATTTAAAGAAGGAGCAGGAATTAAACCTGCGGTTGAATAAGAACACGGGTGAGTTTGACTTTGATTTGTTGGCTAATATTGATGAGCAACTACTTGTTGATGTTGGCTTTACATCCGAGGAATTAGATAGGATATTCCAAATTAACAACGACGAGAAGGATGATGTCGTCCCAGAAGTGCAGGATAACGAGTTTGATGTTAAGCGTGGGGATATTTGGAAGCTTGGGAATCATCGTCTTATGTGTGGAGATAGCACGAACGCAGGTGATGTTGCGTTGCTGATGGACGGGAAAAGGTCAGGGATGATACACACAGACCCACCGTATAACGTTGATTATGGAGTGTCAAAAAACCCTCGCCATAAAATTAGAACAATCGAAAACGACAAGCAATCGCCAGAAGAATGGGAGAATTTCTGTAAATCATTGTTTCAGATATTTAAGGACTTTAACGATGGCGACATTTATATGTGGGGTGCGTCAAGCGGAGAAGGGATGAGGATGAGATTGTGGCTCATCGAGAGTGGATGCCATTGGTCGGCAACGATTATATGGAAGAAGCAACAACTTGTTTTATCACCTGCTAAATATCAAAGAATATATGAGCCGTGTTTTTATGGGTGGTTTAACAAAAGTTCTTTCGTTGGTGATAGGAAACAAACAGAAGTGTGGGAAATCGACCGTCCGTTAGATAGCAAACTGCATCCAACAATGAAACCCGTTGAGTTATGTCAAAAGGCGATATTAAACTCAAGTGAACGAGAACAGATTGTCCTTGATTTATTTCTTGGAAGTGGCTCAACGCTTATTGCTTGTGAGAAAACGGCACGGATTTGTTACGGGATGGAAATATCGGAGCATTATTGTTCGGTAATTATAAAGAGATGGCAGGATTTCACAGGGCAGAAGGCAGAGAAAGTATGAACGGCAAGTGGTTTGTTATCACTTTAATTATATTAGACGTATGCGCTTCAATAACATATTTCTGCGGTGGCGATTTTAAAAGAGGATTGTATTGGCTTTCCGCATCAACATTAACCTATTGCGTGTTATAAAGTTATGGCAAACGAGCAGAATTTAAGACCAGTTAGTGTAAGCCGTGAGAAAGCTAGAGAATATGGGCGTAAAGGCGGTAAGGCTACGCAGAAGAAACGGTTACAGATAAAGAGTTTCAAAGAAGCGTGTCAGTTGTTTATGGATATGAAATGCCCAGATGGTGTGGCGAGGGAGATTAAAAAGCATTTTCCTGTTTTAGAAGACACGCAGATTAACGGGTTGACAGCGATGGTATTTGCACAGAAGGCGAAAGCGTTGAAGGGTGATAGCAAGGCGTTTGAGTTGATACGGGACACGGCAGGGGAGAAGCCGATTGATAGGATTAAGCAAGAAGGACAGATAATAAATAAGGTTAAGGTGGAGATTGTTGGCAGAAGCACAGCAGGGAATTGATTTAAGTATTACGGGGACACCTGTTCTTGAAAAGAATTTACAGGCAACGAGCCGTATTATTGTTAATCAAGGTGGCACACGAAGCAGTAAAACATATTCAATAGCACAGAAATATATTATTAGGTTATTGCAGGAAACAGGCAAGGTGCTAACTATAATGCGTAAGACCTCGCCATCATTGAGGGCATCTGTCTTGCGTGATTTCTTTTGTATTTTGAATGAGTTGGGATTGTATAGTGATGAGAATTATAATAAGTCAACAGGCGAGTATTTCATAAATGGAAACCTTGTCGAGTTCATATCGTTAGACCAACCGCAGAAGAAAAGAGGGACGAAACGGAATTATGCGTGGCTAAACGAAGCGAACGAGTTTACATACGAGGATTTCTTTCAAATCGAGATAAGGACAACGGAAGAAATTACGCTTGATTATAACCCGTCAGATGAGTTCAGTTGGATATATGAGAAGGTCATACCACGTAGCGATTGCACGTTTATTCAATCAACGTATAAAGATAATCCGTTTCTTGAGGAATCGTTAGTAAACGAGATTGAACGGTTGCAGACGATTGACGAGAATTATTGGAAGATTTACGGGTTAGGGGAGCGTGGGCAATCGCAGACAACGATATACCCGAATTGGGAAATGATTGACGTATTCCCGACAAATGTTGATGAGATAGTTTATGGCGTTGATTTCGGGTATAACAACCCGTCTGTTGTTGTTAAGGTTGGCGTTAAAGATGGCAAAAGCATTTATGTCCACGAAGAATTATATGAATCACACCTCACGAATCAAGACCTCATAAATAAATTAAAATCAATAGTAACAAATAGAAATAAGATTATGAAATGTGATTGCGAAGACCCTGCACGAATTGAGGAATTATGTCGGGCAGGATTCAATGCACGGGCGTGTATGAAGGGCAAGAATAGCGTTAAGGATGGCATTGATAACGTCAAGATGTTGAAAGTCTATGTAACGAAGTCGAGCATTAATATAGAGAAAGAGCGAAGAAACTACAAATGGAAAACCGATAAAGACGGTCATGTGTTGGATGAACCTGTTAAGTTCTCCGACCATGCGATGGATGCAATCAGGTATGCAATAGGCGATTTCAAAGAATGTGAGGTTAGAGCGTGGGATTTATAAGCAAGATAATAAACCTGTTTAAAAAACCTGCCGAAACGGTAGTTGTTCAAAAGGATTCACAATGGGGGAAGTTATGGAAAACGGTCAACGAAAGTCAAATCCTAGATAGTTCGCAGGGTGTGGCATTACCGTATGAGCAAGTGCCGAGTGTATATAAGGCAGTAAAGGCGATTTGCGATAACGTGCCACAAGCGGAGTTAGGGTTCTTTGATTGGCAAAAGGACGAACGTGATTACGATTCAGCGAGTGCAAAGGCATTGATTGCGTTATTCGATAAGCCGAATCCATTAATGTCAGGCAGGGATTTCATTCAGTATTGTGCAGGGTATTACTCATTATACGGTGAGTGTTTCGTCATTAAGCAGAACAAGAACAGGGGAGAAATGACAGTAGGGCAGTTGACAGGGACACAGTTGCCTGATGAGTTATGGACATTTGACCCGACACAGTTTCAAGCCGTGATTGAGGAAGGGCGTTTGGTGGCGTGGAATTATGGCAACAAGATGAGGTTTAGTTTGAATGAAGTGATTGTGGTTAAGGACTTTAATCCACGTGATGTAGTGCGTGGACTTGCGCCAACGAAAGCGATTAGGAAGTTGATTGATATTGACTATCAAACATTAGTATATAACAAATCGTTCTTTGACCATGATGCAACGTGTGGGTTTGTTTTAAAGACAGACAAGAACATGACGGAAGAACAACGAGAGCAGTTGCAGATATGGTGGAATAACAGGTATAAGGGTGCGAGTAACGCATATAAGTTAGCGGTCATGGAAGGCGGTTTAACGCCTGAACGGTTATCGGTAACACCGAAGGAAATGGATTTCATAGAACAAAAGAAATTTACCCGTGAGGAGATAACGGGGACATGGCGTGTGCCGAAATGTTTACTAAATATTACAGATGATATTAATTATGCAACGTATGTCGGTCAGGTAAAGTCATTTTGGCAATATGGCATTATGCCGATTTTGTTAAAGTTTGAGGATGCGTTCAATACACGTATAGTTGTGCCGTTTGATTCACGGTTATATTGCAAGTTTGATTTATCACAAGTTCCTGCCTTTCAAGAGGATTTAGGTGCGAAGGTTGATACGGCAACGAAGTTGTTTAATATCGGGATTCCGTTAAATGCGATTAATGCACGGTTAGGGTTAGGGTTTGATGAGTTTGAATGGGGTGATTCACCTTACAATCAGGATGCGTATGGTAGTTATGAAGAAGAACAGACAGAAGATAAAGAAGAAGAAGGCGAGAAGGCGGTCAAGCATTGTGCGGTTGATAGTGGTAAGCGTATGACGAAGGCGGAGAAGATTGTTGCGTGGCAGAAGTTTATCAGAACGCATGAAGCGATAGAACATAGGATGAGGGGAGCGGTTAAAAAGTTCTTCTATGAACAACGAGTTAGGGTGTTATCTACCATTGATGCTCTGTCAGGAACAGACAAAGCAATTAAAGCACAAGCGACCATAGGCATAAATTGGGGTGGCGAAAAAGAAATGCTAAAGGCAAAGATAACACCTTATCTCGCATCTGCGATTAAAGAGGGCGTTAAGCAAGGGCAGAAACGAGTTCCGTTCATGGTTAATCGTGAGATATTAGAGCAACGGATTCAATCGTTGATAGTGCAAAGGCGAATGAGCATCGAACGGGTGCAGGATACGGTTGAGAAGTTGGTTGATAGTGCGATGGCAAATTACGTTACTGGGCAATCTATCACAAAATTAGCGGATGAAATAAAGCAGATATACAACAAGGCAGGGAATCGGGCGTTGACGATTGCACGGACGGAAACAGGCGTTGCATTGAATAGCGGTTCGTTCATGTATTACGAGCAGGTGCAGAAGGAAAGCGGTTACGTGATGTATAAGGAATGGATTACGGCAAATGATGAAATGGTTAGGGAATCGCATCAAGAGGTTGAGAACGAGGTTGTTTTATTAAAAGAGGATTTCTCAAATGGGTTAGCATATCCGAATGACCCAAAGGGTGAACCTGAAGATATAATAAATTGTCGATGCACATACGCAACAATAGTTGAATAAAAGGGGTGAGGTAATGGAAAAGGTTTTCAAGACGTTTAAAGGTGAAGTGAAAGCGGTTGATGAGAAGGAGCGAATCGTTGAAGTGATTGTATCAACCGAGTCGAAGGATAGGGACAGCGAACGGATTTTATTAAGTTCATTTAAGAAACGGTTAGGGACGTATAAGGCACATCCTATTTTGTTATCAAGCCATAGATACGATTCGTTGCAAAATCAGATTGGCGAAGCGGTAAGCGTTAAGGTTACAGACGATGGATTGAGGGCGAAGTTCAAATATTACACGGGAGAAGGAAATGCGGAAGCAGATTGGGGATTTAACCTTGCAACAAAGGGAATCGCAGGTTATTCGATTGGCTTTATGGCACATCAATTCGAGGATTCTACAAAAGAGGAATTTGAAAAGACAGGAATATGGCGAACATTTACCGATATTGAGTTATTTGAAATAAGTCAGGTTTTGATTCCATCAAATCGTGATGCGGTGCAGGAACGGCAAGGGAAAGCGGAAGGAATAGAGCGTGAGATGTGCGAGTTGGCTATTAAGTCAATATTTCCTGCCGAGATTAAGGCAGAGGATACGACAACGACCGAACAGAACACTACTATTGAAAATGTTAAGCAAGAAAATATAGAAGCGGTCATTACGGAAGTGAAAGAAACAGGCGTTAGCGAGGAACGGGTTAAGGAATTGATTGCGGAGTTTGTTAAGTCAGATGAGTTCGTTGGTATTGTAAAATCAATCACAACGGAGAAACAAGATAAGCATTATTCAGAATTATTATTTAAGTCAAGTAAAGAAGATGAAAACGGTGAAGTGGATATTGAATCCGATGAACTTTCACCACTAATAGATATGATTAGGTCAACAATCAAAGATTCGTTAAAAGGAGTTGTAAAATAATGGAAGATATTTTGAAGGAAGTAAAAGGAGCAATACAACCTGCGATTGACAAAATTGCAGATGTCGAGAAGTCAGTAAAAGAATTGGGCGAGAAGGTTAAGAAGATTGAGGATTTACCTGCGATGCAAGCACCTGCAATCAAAACTCGTTCACAGATTTACAAAGGGTATAACCTTGATTATCAGTTATCAAATATTCGTAATAATGCGAAAGCATTGGGATTGAAAACCCTTGCTGATGATGAGAAGGCAGACGATTTCAGCAAGTTCGTCATTGATTTCTTGAAAGTAAAACGTGGCGATATGTCTGCTCAAGAAGGTCTGAAACAGTTTTACGCAAAAGCACAGATGCAGAACAACACGGATTCAGAGGGCGGTTATTTAGTTCCGCAAGAGTATGCAACGGATATTATTCAACTCGCTCGTAACCGTTCATTTGCATTGAATGAATGTTCGGTTATCCCGATGAGCCGTGATACGCTGAAGATTCCAAAAGAATTAACGCTCGTCAGCGTTGAGTGGGATGTCGAGGAAGGTGCGATTGGCGAAAGTGAGCCGACCTTTGCAGAAATTGATTTAACAAACAGACGGTTGAACGCTTATGCTAAAGTAACGAATGAATTGTTGCAGGATTCAGCGATTGATATTGTCGGTATGTTAACCGAGCAGTTTGCGTATGCCACAGGTCTTGAATTGGACAATCAGGTATTGAACGGAACAGGAGCGCCATGCTCGGGACTTTTGACGGCAAATGCAGGTTATTCGGTTATTTGCGCTTCGGGTGCAAGTATGTCAACGGTTACGGCAGGGAAATTCAGCGAAATGATTAGCAAAATTGAGGAAGGTTATTTGCAGGGTTCAAAGTTTGTGATTAACCGTCTTGGTTTACATTATTTGCGGTCATTAGCAGATAGTACGGGACAACCGATTTTCGCTATGCCACAGGGTTCGGTTGCAGGAACGATATTCCAATATCCGTATATCATGTCTGAAAAGATTGCAAATACAGACGGTGCATCAAAGGCATTTGTTGTATTCGGTAATCTTAAAAAGTTTCTCATTGGGCAGAGATTAGGGACTATGTCATTGGATGTTGACCCTTACACATTGTTCTTATCGTATGCAACCCAATTCAGGATTGTAACGAGATGGGCATTGGCTAATGGTAATACATCAGCGTTCGTTCGTTTATTGACAAGTTCGTAATTTGAAAAGAGTTTGACGGGGTGTGTGCAGGGTTGAGATTGGCGTTCCCTACTCCGCTTGACCTTGCACACTTTAAAAAGAAAGAAAATATGAGAAAGATTTTAGTTATTGGTTCAGCACCGTATATCGTCAGGTGGTATAACAAGCACAGAAGCGTTTTATTGCGTGATGGATATACGATATGTGCGATAAATAATGCGTGGGCGGTAAGTAGGGAAGATACGCAGGTGTGGTTTCATTCAACTGATTTCTTTACATTGGATAATACGGTTAAACCTGATATAAAGAAAGATATGCTTAAAACGTGGGAGATTACGCATTATAAGGCAGAGCCGTATTGGTATGACAAGCAAGAAAGCGGAACAATGATACTAAATGTGTTAGCACATATATTAAATGAGTTGGTTACAAATAAGGTTAAAGGAGATGTGTTTATTGCAGGATGTGATTTGAATTATAACAATGTTATAAATCATTTCTATTGCAACGGGCAGAATGACCCGATGCGGTTCGGTGAAGATTATCTTGTAAATGAGTTGATAAAGATGGGCAATAATTATGAGCATGAAGGGATTGGAATTTATAATGTTGGCGGTCGAGAGGATTCGTTATTGCCATTTAAGAGGATTGAAATATGTTAACGGTTTTATTTATGCCAACGCTACGGTGCAATTTGAAATGTGATATGTGCCATTTCAAATTACAGTATCATAAGGACGGTGTGTATGAGTGGAATGCATACGGTAAGGAGCATAAGGTTAAAGAGGAAGTCGATTGGTTTCAATGGAGTTATATGTTAAGGAAATACGAGCCATTCCATTTAGAGATTACGGGCGGTGAGCCATTATTATATAAAGATTTGGGCAAGATATTGCAGGACATATCGCTATTATCATCATGGGCGATTACGTCAAATACATTATTAGATGTTGAAACGATACCGCTTGATAAGTGTATATGTTGGACGGCTTCATGGCATGGCATTGATAGAGAACAGTTTTTATTTAATTTAGGGTATTTAAAAAGTCAGGTTAGTTTAAGTGTTTCTATCGTTGTTACGTTCGATAAGATTGATTATTGGTTAGCAGAAGCAGAGCAGTTCAAGACATTAGGATATAGGGTTAATTTATTACGGGAGTTAAATCCATCGGTTAATTGGGATGGAACGCCTGAATGGAACAGATTATTAATGATGCGGTTAAATGGCTTTAATGTTGTTGAGGATGATATACCGCCAAATTATACATTCGAAAGCGGATTCCGATGTGATGCAGGTAATAGATATTTCTGCGCTATGCCTGATGGGAATTTATATAGATGTTACAGCGAAGCGATGTTAGGTGAGCCGATTGGATATGTTGGTAGTGCGGATTTAGATATTGATTCGCACGATTGCTATTCGAAATGTCTTGCCTGTTCATTGGATTATCGGTTTAGAAAATCTAAACTAACGAAAAAGGAAGGAATCAAATGTTAACAGGAATGTCGATTTACAGATGTCCGAAATGTAAAGGTGAATTGATGTATCACCCAGCGAGAAATGTTAATTGCCTTAATTGTAATGTAACATTAATTGAGATTACAAAGGGAATAGTGAATAAAAGCATTATTGCGAATGATGAACAACCGATAAAGGCGAAACGTGGCAGAAAACCTAAAATCACAAGTATTGCCGTCTGATAAATTCCCGATTGCATGGATAACGCAAGACAATGACCTTGTCGGTAATGCTTTTGGGTATCGTGTTCATAATTCGTATATGAAGAAATACAGCGCAAAGTATTTCTCATTCGATTACCGTTCAGATATTGCATTACACATAGTTCCTGCCGATAAGTTCAAATACATACCGAACAAATTTAATATCTTATTTACGATGTGGGAGTTCTTGGATATACCGAAAACGTATGAACGGGCGTTGAAAGAAGCGGACATGATTGTTGTGCCGTGTTCGTTTTGTCGGGATTTGTTCGCACGATATACAACGAAGCCGATTTATGTTTGTTGGGAAGGTGTTGAAGCGGAACGATTCCCGTTTAAAGAGCGTAATTTTACGCAAGGCGGTAAGTTTAGATTCCTGTGGGTTGGCGCTCCGAATCCACGCAAGGGGTATCCGATAGTATTAGAAGCAACGAAAGTATTTGAGCAAATACCGAATGTTGAAATATATCTAAAGACAACAACACATGCGGTTGATAGACGGGAGATATTACAACGGGTATTTAAGAACAGAAGCGAGTTGAGGAAATCAAGACCTGATTACATAAGCGAGTTATTATATCGGTTACGGCAGGAGAAGATATACGATGGCGTTGCAAATAGCGTTAAGAAATTCGGCAAACATGAGAACATCATATTCGATACACGGATATTATCGAAAGAGGAATTAGTTGATTTATACCATTCAGCGCATTGTTTTATATTGCCGTCATTCGGGGAAGGGTGGGGATTGACGTTGAGTGAAGCGATGGCAACGGGAGCGCCTTGCATAAGCGTTGATTATACGGGTTGTAAGGATTTCTTTTCTGATTCGGTTGGTTATACATTGAAATATGCGTTTGCAGAGCAGGAATTAAAGAATTACGACTTAACGACACGGAGTTATGTTCCTGATACGCAGGATTTCGTTAATCAGATGTTTAAGGTAATTATGGATTACGGTGAAGCGAAACGAAAAGGATTACGGGCGAGTGAGTTGATTAGAAATAAATTCACATGGGAACGGTCTGCTAAACGGTTATATGAAATTATAATGATGGCAAAAGAACAAATACGGAAGGTGGCGTGATGATAGTTACATTGACAGACGTTAAAAACTATATGGGAATAACGAGGATAACGGATGATGTTGTTTTATTCCGCATATTAGAACGGGCAGACAGGCAGATGAAAAGCGAATGTAGAAGGGAATTTGAATCAGCATCGAGAACGGAGTATTACGATGGATTTGCAACGTGTGAATTGAATGTTCGTGAAGCACCTATCACGGCAATTACATCAATATATGACGATTGTGATATTGCGTTTGGGAGCGATACGCTGATACCTGCAACGGATTATTATTATGATGCGAACAAGGGGATAATTTATCTTAAATATTCGGTATTTACGAAAGGCATTAAGAATATAAAGGTTGTTTATACAGCAGGATATTCGGCAATGACAATGCCGTATGACGTTAAGAAGGCGGTCATTAACCTTGCGTGTGCGGATTATATAGAATCACAGGGTGCATTGAACGCAATTCAGGCGGTTGATTATGTGTATAAACCTGATTTATTGAGGAAAGAAGCGTATAAGATAATCAATCTATATAAAAGGTATGTGTAATGATAACGGTTGATATTCCGCAAGCAGAAATAGATAGAATAAAGAAAATGTTTGAACGTGTGCAATCGTCTGCTTTGGAAAAGCGCATGATTACGAAATCATCTGCACATTTAACGAGAGCATTGAAAAAGAACATAGCAGGTGTGATATTGCATCATAGGACAGGGCAATTAAGCAGGTCAATTAATTATTCGATTAATAAATATGGTGTTAAGTCGTGGGTTGGCGAAGTTGGGAGCGGTGTTGGCATTGGTGAGCGGATGATTTATGCTGATATACACGAAACGGGCGGTGTAATAAAACCAAGACCTGAAAACAAAAGTGGTTATCTTACAATACCGATTAGAGCAGGTAGCACAGGAGCGATAAATTTAGGTTTATGGAAATATAAAAGCGGTGCTAAAAAAGGTCAAGATAAGACACCGATTTCGTTTAGTTCAAAGGTAATTAGTTTCAGAAGGAAAAAGAGCGTTACGATTCCTGCACGTAGGTATATGAGCATAACGGCAGAGCAGGAAGTCAATAATGTTGTGAATATATTTGAAACGGAAATAAATACTGCGATTAATAACGCCACTAATCAGAAGGATTAATTATATATGGCAACGAATAGTTCAGTATTAACGGCATTAAAGACACAGATTGAGAATAATGCAAATTTAACGTATGTGAAGAATGTATATTTAGGTATTCGGGAAGTGGTTGCGGAATTTCCCGTGATATTCATTGAGCCGATTTCAACGGATGAAACAGACGGGAGTTATGCGTGTCAGGAGATAGTGTTTAATGTTGCGGTTGTTGGTGCGGTTGAGTGTGTTGAAGAAGATTTGCAGTTGATTGGCGATACGGATAATAAGGGCATATTAGATTTAGAGAACGATATTAAGAAGGCAATCAGTAGTGATGAAACGATTGGTGGAACGTGTTATCACTTGAATATAGTGCGGACAAATTATACGGAGAAAGAGTTAAATATTCGCAGGTGTCAAATTGAAATTCAATTACGATATAAACAAAATGCTTCAACAAGAGCGTAAATAAGGAGATTTGAAAATGGCAAAATGGTGTGATGAAGGCGAAAACAGAGTTGCAGACATATTATTTGATGACCAAGCGGTTGATGCTACGTTGTATCTAGGATTATATGAAAATTCGACCGAACCTGCGGAAGATGCGACATTGGCAGGGATTACGGAACAGGCAGGTGGAACGGGATATGCACGGATTGAATTAACACGGGGAACATGGACAGTAACGGGTTCAGTTGCGAGTTATGCACAACAAACATTCACGGCAAACGGTGGCGATTGGGGTGACCAATACGGTTATTTTATTGCAACGAGTTCAGATGGTTCAGGGAAGTTATTATGTGTTGAGCATTTCTCCGATGGTCCTTATGCGGTAACGGATGGTGATTCAGTTAAGATTACGCCTAGCATTACAGTTGGCTAACGAAAGGCATTTGATGAAACGGATATTTCTTTTAATTTTATTGCTTATTGTAAGCATAACGGGTTTGGCTTATGGCGAGGATTGGAAGGAAGACCCTTCATCACCGAGTTATACGGAGAACACATACACGGCAAATGCTAATTTGTTTATCGCTCCATACGCATCACCTCGTTATGATTTGACACTTAATAGAAACCTTGTGATTCTTGATTCTATATTAGGCGATGTTGAGTATAACGCTGATTTGACGGACGATGTTACAAAATGGGTTAGTGTTACATATCCGAATCTTGATACTGATTCAACGGATGATTTGGTTATTGATGATGTTTATACTGCGATTAAAGGAAGTGGATTTGAGAACAGGACGGATTCAAGCATAGCGTTTGAGGATTCAAGTAGAACGCTTACAATCACGGGAACATTTAATATTTATTCTCAAGTTGCAGGGGTAACGACTAAATATAGCAAAACAACGGCAGGAATAATTATACCTGATGTCGAGGGGTTATATTTTGTTTATTATACTGCATTAGGGGTATTGACACAATCGACTACGGCATGGGATTTCACGACAGGTAAGATTTTCGTTGCAACGGTTTATTGGGATGGCACGAAGGGGTTACTTACAGACGAACGTCATGGCGTAATTATGGACGATGCAACGCATGAATTATTGCATGATTGTATCGGGACGTTATATGAAACAGGACTAGCAGGAACGATAACAGATAGCGGATTTATTATTGCAGAAGGTCAGATTGACGATGAAGATTTAGAGATTGATATTGATGAGCAGAAATTTTGTCGTGTTGTTTGGAATGATGCAGGAACGGGGACGATTGATTGCACGACAGCGCAGAATAAATATTATTATGAATCATCTGATATTATTCAGTATGACGATGGTGATGGGACACCTGCTGATGTTGATAATAACTCGTATGTTGCCTATTGGCTATTTGCGACAAACGAGATAGCAACACCAATCTATTCTATTATGGGACAACGGACAGATGTCCTATTGGCTAACGCTCGTGAGAATAATACTTTATCATCTTTAAATTTAAGAATACCATCAAAAGAATACAGAGTATTATATAGAGTTATTTTGCAAAGAAGTGGAACAAGCGAAACATATATTGAATCAACTGATTATCGTGCGGTATCGCCATCACCGAGTGGGACGTATGTTCCAACTGACCACGGGACATTGGCAGGATTGACGGATAACGACCATACGCAGTATTTATTAAGAACTGATGTAACGCCTACGGGTGCTATTTCTAACGGTAGCACGGCACTTGTTACTGCTGATACGGTCTATGATGCAGGGTATATAACAGACGGGAACACGGGATGGGACAACACATATAACCTATTAGATAAAGATACAGATTCTATAACGGCATTGAGTGGTAATTTATCAGTAGGGCAGTTTAATTCGGGGACGAACGCATCGGGTTCAACGTATTGGCGTGGTGATGGGACATGGGTTGCGGTTAGCGGAAGTGCTGATACGGATTGGACGGAATCGGGCGATATTATATCAACGGTTGACGATGTATATGTATTCGGTAATGTCAGCGTATCGGAATGTATTACGATTGCAGATACGATATTCTGCGATACATTTGAAACGATTGACGGCACAGGGGATTTCTCAATCGAGAACGGTGGGTTAACGATTGAAGGTTGTTTGACGGTATCGAGTATGCTATCGCCAACAGGAACAGTTTATGAGATGGTGTGGGATTCAGCGACAGGACAGGTTGGACGTAGTAATGTTGCGTTTCCGATTGGTGGCGGTAGCGTTGGAAGCGGTGATATTGAAGGTGTTAATGTAAGCGGTCTATTAGGTGGTGGTGGAGATAGTGGAACTGTTACGGTATCGTTAGGTGTGATTGATATATCATCAGCATCAACGGTAAGCGGAACATTACGCCATGAAAACGGTGGACTTGAAGCGGATGTTTCTGCTTATAATGGGTTCGTTAAAATAAGCGGTGGCTCAACAAGCGCAGTTACGGCTAATGCAGGGACAGATATTACTGCTGACCTTGAGGAAGAAGTAACAGAAGGTTCGTTGGCGGATTCGGTTATTGTTAGTGCAGATATAAAAGACGGTGAAGTAGGACACCTTGATATTGCAACTGATGCTGTTGGCGCAGACGAATTAAGTGCATCAGCAGTTGAGAGTGAACTTGAAGCGGTATTAGATTTAGCAGAATTACAAGGTGAAGTTACTACGGCTCAACTGCCAGATAACGTGACAACTGGTTTAGTATTAACAACTGACCTAGCGAGTCTTGCAGTAGATGTTACAACTTCAAAAGGTGTATTCGTTGCTGATAGTGCATATGGTGCAGGTTGGAATGGACGGACAAATGTTCCTACAATGAACGCAGTATACGATGCTATTGAAGCCCTAGAAGTTGGTGGTATGACTAACATAGTTGACACCGCAGAAGGTGTGCAGATAACGGGTGATGCAACGGTGAGTGTGAATGTTACTGCGGTAGGTGGGATATTCTCCGCTGATGTTGCATATGGTTCGTCATGGAATGGCAAGACACAGTTGCCAACGATGAACGCTTTATATGACAAGATTGAAACACTTGGCGGTTCTAGCATATGGACAGATACAGAAGAAGGTGCATATATCGGGCAGAACTTAACCGTAGATGGTTCTTTGTCATTAGGTAATAACCTAACGGTCAATAAAGACCTACGGGTTAATGGCGATTTGACGGTTGATGGAATTAATCTATTAGCGTTTAGTCGTGGTGATTTATACGGCAACGGTCAGATATGGCAGGATGGAAGCAATCTTATCGAGTTGACGGTTACAGGAACAGGGTTGGTTAAGATGTGGGCAGACCTGTCGGTTGATGATTCATTGACGGTTGATAACACGATATGGGCGGTATATTACAGAGGTGCAGGGACATATCTAACGGCACTTGACGGTGAGAATATAACTGATGATACGATTGATGATGATTCGATTGATTTCACGGATGTTACATTAGCAGATTTGACCTTTGACGTTGGTTCTGTTGATACGACAGAATTTGGATATCTTAACGGGGTAACGAGTTCGATACAAGACCAATTAGGCGGTAAACAGGCAACGGTAACAGAAGGTAGCCTTGCAGATAATGTAATTGTATCGGCAGATATTAAGGATGGTGAAGTCGGTAGTGGTGATTTAGCGGACGGAACACAGGCATCACCGATTACATTCACTAACCTGCAATCGCAGGATGCAACTGTTACTGGTTCGTTGAGTGTATCAACACTTGTCTATACACGCAATAGGATGTCACAACCGATTATGTCGTTGAACATCAATACTCCAACGGTATCATTTGACGACATAAAAAAGAAGTTCCCACGACCTATGACGGTAACGGCAGTATATATATTCGTTACTGGTGGGACGAGCGTTGAGTGTTCGCTTGGTGCGGTTGATTCAGATGGTAATGATTCAGACATAGCGGATGTAAACGGTGCTAATTTCACGGCATCGGCAGGGACACAGTTAGCCGATACATCAATGGGTGGAACGGCTACACTACTTGCAGACGAATGGTTACAGTTTGATACGGTGGCGGTCACAGGTGCGGTTACTAACATAAGTGTAACGGTGTATGGATATGAAACATAAGATTATAGCGGTTATTATATGTCTGTTGATGTGCGGTAATGTGTATGCTCTATCAACGGGTGCGAAAGTTCCGACATCATCATCAACTGCATCATCTGACCCGCATAGCGATAATGATTGGGTAACGATAGCAGAAATATATTCTAATAACGGGACACACGCAAACATAACGGACAATACTTATGACAATGGTGACCAATCATATCTTGCGTATGTTAAAGGGTTTGATTTCTCTGCCTTGCCAACTGATGCAGTTATCACAGGAGTAACGCTTGAGTTTGAAGCGTATTATGCAGTTGGTGGCAGTTCGATTGATTATCTATATTTATTAGATGCCAGCGGTGCGGTGCAAGGTAATAATAATTGTGCGACACCATACGCATTATCAGCAACGGCAGGAACAACATTCACACGGGGTAGTTCATCTGACACATGGGGTGCGACATTAACAAGGGCGATTGTAACTGATGCTGATTTTGGTATATGTTTAGGCACGATTGCAACGGGTAATAACTCTGATATATATTTCGATTATGTAACAATGACGATTGAATATACAAGCGCATCAACTGCAACAGGGCAGGTGATAATATGCGATTGATTGCGACAACGATATTACTCCTAATGTTCGGCACGATAGCGAGTGCAGGGCTTTGGTTTGGTGGGGTGGAGCCGAGTGGTGCAACCGATTACACTAAAGATGCAGATTGTGTGTTCGCTTGTTATATGAATGGCGAAACGACAGAAGTTGATAGAAGTGGTGCTAGTGGTAATTTGTCTGTTTCAGATGGTGATACGATTGAAAGGTCAACGACAGTTCCAACAGGATATAGTGGTTACTCAAGGACATTTGCAACCGCTGATGCTGATGGTCTATATCATGCTGACGAATTGGCAACTGACATAAATGGTGTTGATGCTCAATGGACTATTGTTGCGTGGATATATAGGTCATCCGTAGGAGCGACACAAGCAGTAGTATCAAAATATAACACATCGGCAAACAGGCAATATATCCTATATGCAGGACTTGATAATGATATGGGTGCATTTGCATCTGGTGATGGAACAAATATTACACAATCATGGACACCTAATAACAGCATAGGAAGCACATCGACTTGGTATCATATTGCGTATGTTTGCGATGATGTCAATTTAACAGGTTATTTGAACGGTGATGTGGCTACAAGTGCAGGAGAAAATCCGCTATCGTATACAAACGGATTATATGACGGTTCTGCTCTTTTTTCTATTGGTGTTAGAATAGCTGACGGTGGATTCGGTTTTGATGGCTTGATTGACGAGGTTGCGGTTTTTAAGAGGGCATTGTCAGAATCAGAGATTGAAGAAATAATGACATACGGTATTGACGGAACAAATGGTGGAAATGATTAAACGCACACTATCACTCATACTTATCTATCTCATGTTCAGCGGTTCGGTCTATCTTGGAAGGTATCCGTTGACAACGACTTCATTATTTGAATTTTCAGATAATTTTGCTACAACAATGGTAGATGAATATAGTGGTGTATGGTGTCCTGCTAGAGGAACATATACCATAACATCAGAAGAATTAGTTCATTCTGGTTCAATAGGAGAACCAGATTTTTTTATTATTAATGAACCAAAACAATTTATTAATGGTAGCATTGAGGTCAAAGCGAAAACAGTATCGACATACGAACATTGCGGTATCGCTTTTAGAATACAAGATATGAATAATTATTATTGTTGGCAATGGTGTAATAATTACAACACTCCCGATATGGAACTTGTTGTTGTTGTCGATGGTGTAGAAACACAATTAGGAAGTGGAACTGGTTCTTATAACGACCTTGCTACATTTTATACAATGAAAGTTGTTCTTTCTGGCTCGTCAATTAAAACATATGTTGATGGTAATTTAATTGATGATGTAACTGACACGACATATTCACAAGGATATGTTGCTTTATATTCAAGTCGTGCATCTGGGCAAGGAACATATGATGATTTCAGTATGTCAATGACTTATGTAAATGATACTCAAACTGGTTTGATAGAAGATAATAGTGATACTTATGCTGATTTTAGTTACTCTGGATGGGACAGAGGTTTTGGTTCTGGAGAAACTTATCTGTGTGGTAGGTCTGGGCAAATAACTACAATATATTATGAGCATGATTCTACTCTTAATAGAGATGTTATGAATTGTGGTGTATTTACAAAAGACAAATATATTGCGTTTTCAGTAAATGAAGGTGATGATGTTGGTAGCGGAGTATCATCATTTACATTGCAATATCCTATGATTGTATTGGGTGGAGTTACTTATGGATTAGACACACAATGCGATGATACATCATGGGCAATGTGGGGAATAGTTGATGCTGGAGTGTCAACAGGACATAATACTAGGTCGGAGATTGATTATCTTGGTTTGAACCAAGATGAAGCATCTCAAGGATATGATAACACAGCAGGAAGAAAGTTAAAACTATGGGCATCATAAAAAAAGCAATCTGCATACTATCAATATTCTTTATGGGATTCACGGTTGACATCGGTGGCACACGGGTAACTGATAATACTGGGACGATGCAGGGGTATATGAGTGGTAGCGAACAAGAGTATAGTTTTAGTGATAACTTTAATATTGCTAATACAACAGACCCAACGATAAATGATAATTGGGCAAAATCAACGGGCGAAGTAAATACATTCACGGCAAATATATCAAGCAATACATTATACATAACAAATGGTGATAATAATTCGTTGGTATATTATACGGGAGATACATCTATTGCAGAACCATCTGCACAAGTTGCTTGTAATCCTGGTTCTTCTGAAATTGCTGGCTTACTATTTTCGTCAGACGTTACTGGCGATACTGGATATACAGTAGAAATACGAAATGGAACTGGTAACGGATTGAGGGTTGGTAGACGAATAGATGGAACGGGGACGACAACATTAGTTACATATACATTTACTCCCGATAGTGGTTATTACAATATAAAAGCAGATTTAACACGGTCGGGGACAATATCATATATAAGAGCAAAATATTGGGACGTTGTCGATAGCGAACCTGCCAAT